ATATGCCACTGGTTTAACTGGCTATGTTGAAACACTAATTGAATATAATGCAAACAATATCCGTAAATTTATTTGTGCTAACGGTACTACTTTAAATGATATAACTAATGCATCATCAATTACAAATGTAGGAACTGGTTTTACCAATGCTAGATGGCAGTGGGTAAATTTTAATTCTTATGTTATAATGGTTAATGGTGCAGATACTCCCCAAACTTTTGATGGAACTACACTTACTGCAAGTTCAATAAATGGAAGTGGATTAACAGTTACGGAATTAAACGGCATTAATGTTCATAAAAATAGAGTTTATGTTTGGAACTCTAATTCCCAAGATGTTTGGTATGGTGCAACAAATGCAATTGGTGGAACATTTACAAAATTTCAATTATCAAGAGTAGCTCCATTTGGTGGTAATCTTGTATCAATGATGACTTGGAATTTAGATGGTGGAAATGGAGTTGATGATTATGCGGTTTTTTTAATGTCTTCTGGAGATGTTCTACTATACCAAGGTTCTGATCCTTCATCTTGGGCATTACTTGGCACTTACAAAATAGGTCGACCAATTGCTGTAAGAGGAGCTAAAAAAATTGCTGGCGACATAGTTATAATTACTGATCAAGATTTTGTTTTTTTTAGCGAAGTCTTTAAAAATGATGGAGCGGTTACTCAAAGAGGAAAATTATCTGGTGCGGCTATTACCGCCGTAAATAATTATGGATCAAATTATGGTTGGGAAATTGCAATGTATCCAAAAGCTGGGTGGCTTTTAATTAATGTTCCAGTTGCAACTAATACAACTTATCATCAATATGTCGTTAATACAATTACAGGTGCAGGATGTAAATTTACTGGAATGAATGCCACAACTTGGGGAATGTTTAATAATAATTTATATTTTGGTGGAAATGGTAAAGTATTTTTAGCAAATAATGGTTACAATGACAACGGAGTTAGCATTAATTGTGATATACAGTCAGCATATAATAATCTTGGAAGTCCACAAGAAAAAATAGTTAACAGCTATAGAAACACAATAAAATTAGATGGAAGTGCGACTGTTAATTCGATTGTTAATTTTGATTATGGAAGAGGAGAAACTTCTCAAATTTCTTCATCTACTGCAACAGGCTCTTTTTGGGATGTTGCACTGTGGGATGTTGCAATGTGGAGTCCAGAAGGACTTACTAGAAATGAATTAATTTATTCATCAGGACAAGGTGTAGACCTTGGAATGAGGATTAAAGTTATTTTAAACGGACAACAGTTATTTTGGTACAGAACTGATTATTCTGTAAGTTTAACAAATATTTTATAATTTTATGGGCATTGGAAGTAGTTTTAAAAAAGCAATCGGTAGCGTTGCATCGGCGTTACCTGGAGGCAACACTAAACTTGGTGGTACAATCTATGGTGCGGCATTAGGATCACTTGCTGGTCCTGCTGGGATTTATGCAGGTGGAGCACTTGGATATCAAGCGGGAAAGTACGGGAGCGAATATAAAAAACCTGATGGCACTCCTATGACTCCAGAGGAAATTCAAGCTATCACCAATAATAGTTTATTTTCTAAATTATCAACAGAGCAACAAAAAGATTTGTTGTTAAATAATCCTAATATTATGACCCCCGAGGGGTCTCAAACTTATGATCCTTACACAAACACGGTAAGTTTAAATGAGTCTGACTTTACAAAAGCTGAACGATTAAGGCAGGAAAGTTTGGCTTCACAATTAAGTGGATCTTTAAGTGGCGATTTTTCAAATGATGGGCAAGCTATCCAAGACGCAACTTTTAATCGTGGCAAAGCGATGATTGATCCTATTATTAAATCACAAAGAAAAGATTTAGCCCAACAATTAGCTGATCAAGGGATTCCCATGGGCTCTGAGCAATATACTTCAGCAATGAATCGATTAGATGATTCAATTGCTAGACAATATACGGATTTAAGCCAAGCTAGTATTGCTACAAGCGAACAAGTGAGACAATCAAGATTTAATGAAATATCTTCGCTTTTAGGCAGAACTCAAGTTGGAGCGGGGACTTCTTTTGGTCAATACACTCCTAATTATAATGGTATTGACCTTGCTGGATTTTCTCAGCAACAATCTTTACAAAGTCAACAATTATCTTTTCTTGGATCGCAAGCATCAAAAAATAGAAGTGCAGCAAGAACAAATGCTTTAATTGGCTCAGTTGGGACGCTTGGTGCTGCAGGTATTGGAGCATATGCTTCATCTGATAAAAATTTAAAAGAAAATATTGAACAAGTTGGAATTTCTCCAAGTGGAATTCCTATTTATGAATTTGATTATAAAGATAAATCAAACGGTAAATATAGATATTCTGGGGTAATGGCTCAAGACTTGATAGAAACTCACCCATCAGCAGTAATTCAAGAAAAAGATGGAATTTTAAAAGTAGATTATTCACAAATTGATGTTAATTTTAGGAGGATTCAATAATGGCTGTAAAAAGAAACATGATGGCTCAAGCTTTAGCAAGACCACAAACAGTTCAAAGAATGTCGCCAGTTGCAACAACTTCTCAATTTTCAAATCCTAATGCTCAATTAGATTTTGGACAAGGTTTAGTAAATAAAGCTGTAAGCGGACAAGGTTTTGATCCTCAAGGTGGATGGGGAGTTGCTGCTGCTCAAATTGCAACTGCTGGCATTGGTGCTTGGGCACAAAATAGGGCAAGAAAAGAAATTGCAGAAAAAGAAGTTGCTAGTCAACAACAATTTGCTAAACAATTTCCACAATATGCTGACATGGCAAGCCAACTATCACCAGAAACTAGACAAGCTTACACTGTAGCAAAATTAACAAATGATTTAAAAGCTCAAGATCCAGCAACTCAATTAGATTTGCAAAAAACACAAGCTGAGATTGCTAAATTAAATGCGGAAACTGGCAAAGTAAGAAAAGAAGCTGGTGGTCAATTGTTAGATAAAGCTCCCGCAGGCTATAGATATTTACAAGATGGAAGTTTAGAAGCAATACCAGGAGGACCAGCTGGAAAGTTAACCCCTGAAGGTGCTGGAAAGGTTGCTTTAATTAAACAAGGAGGAATGGATATTAACAGATTTAATGATTTAATATCTGTAAAAGATGAAAAAGGTAATGTTACTTATGATAGAAAAAAAATTGCAGGTTTAGGAATTTATGGACAACCAGGGGCAAGAAATGAATATTCAACCCTTTATAATGCAATAGAAGCTAGATTAAGATTAGAATCGGGTGCTGCCGTTCCTGCAGATGAAGTAAAAAAAGCAATAAAAAAATTTGCACCAAATGTTACTGATAGTAATGCAACAATTGAATCTAAGATTAATCGTCAAAATGAATTTTTTGGAATAGCTTTAGAAGAAATTGGGCAAGGTCGAGGAGGGCAAAGTAAAATGCCAACTACTCAATCGCAAGATTTAAAATCTAAATACGGATTAAAATAATGAGAGATATAAATTTAGTAAAAGAAAATATATCTAAAATGATTGAGCAAAATGCTCCTGAGTCAGATATTGATCAATATGTTGCCTCTGAAGGATACACTCCTGAAATTTTACAAAATGGACAACAACCTCAAGCATCAACTCAGCCAGAAGTTCAACCGCAACAAGAGCGTAGTATTCCTGTTAACATTGCACGAGGAGTTCCTCAGGGGTTAGGAAACGCTGCAGTAGGAGCATTTCAAGCCGCTACTGATGTTGGAGAAAAAGCCGCTAGTCTAATTGAAAGATTATATTTTGGAGATAATCTTAATATGAATACTTTTGGCAAGCGTTTAGCTGAGCAAGTAAAATTAAAAAATGAACAACAAGCCCAACTTCCTACCGCTGAAAAAGTTGGAATTGCAATTGGTCAAGCTTTACCATACTTAACAACTGGGGCTGGAGCTGGAAAAGCTGTTGCAACCGCAACTGGTTCAAATATTGCTGGTTTAGCAACTGGTGGTGCAATTGGTGGTGCCGTGTCAAGTGCATTATCTCCCCAAGAACAAGCTGGATTAGAAAATAGAGCTATGGAAACCGAAAAAGGTGGAGCAACTGGACTTGCAGTTGGTGGAGGATTTGGAGTTGCTGGAAAAGCTGTTAATGTTATTGGTAAACCTGTTTCAAAATTCACTTCTTCGTTAATTGACAGAGTAAAATCAGAATTAGGTAATAAAGAAATTTCTAAAAAGATTGCTACAGAGCAACTAAAAAGCGGTCTAGCTAAAGAAGGTATAGATATTTTTGAAGCCTTAAAACAAACCAGCCAAGAAGGTAAGGATTTAGTTGATATTTTAGACCCTAGATTTGCAACTTTAAATCAAGGATTAAAAAATCTAAATCGACCAGAAACAATAAAGATTGCCGATCAATCATTAGCTAAAATAAGCGACACAACAAATAAACTTCAAAATAAAATTGTAAACTTAATTTCTGAAAAAAAGATAAGTCCTGACCAAGCTGGGGAAATTTTAGGTAGAAACTCTCAAAAAATTTTTAATGAAGCTTTGCAAGCTAGAAGAGCAAAAGCGGCACCATTATATCGTAAAGGTTTAGAAAGTGGCATAAAGATTGATTTAGATACTGTTTTAACTCAAAATACAGCAGAAATTAGTGATTTATTAGGAGTTGCGGAAAAAAAATTAACACTTAAAAGTTTATTAAATTCTCCAGTAATTAAAAATTCTATTTCTCAAGCAAGGATTAAATCATTAGAATTTGCTAATTCACCGTCAGAGGATATTTATGGCAAGATTTACCAAAAAACTAAGCCAGTTTATCAATCTAAGCAAATTTTAGGCGTAAGCGACCCTCAATCGGGAATGCCAGTATACAAATCACAACAAATATTAAAAACGCCTTCAATCTATAAAATACCAGACAACGATATTAGAGTTTTACATGCTGTTGATAATATTCTTTATGATAGAATTAATGAAATTGCACAGACTGGTGCAACTAAAGAACAAACTGCATTAGGAATTATTAGAAAATCAATTGGCAATCTTTTAGACAATTCAAACAATGATTTAGCAAAAGCACGCAGATTGTGGCAAAAAGATACTGAAAATTTAACTTTTGCTAAAAACAGTTTAATTGGTAAATATGCTAAATATTACAAAGAAGGACGCACAGATGAGCTTACAAAAGCTGCTATGAATGTTTTGGATTTACCAACTAATAAAATTGTAAAAGCTAGACAAGCTAATCCGCAAGAATTTAATGAATTATTAAGATCGTCAATTGAAAACAAAATTGCTTCAATTCAACCATTAGATGATGGCGTTATAAACCCCAAAGCATTTACCAAGGCGTTCTTTTCAGATGGTGGAAAAAATTTAGAAGCCGCAGTTGGTGGAGATAAAGGAATAGTTAAAGGATTTAAAAATTTAGCTGAAAATTTAGATATTAAATTTCAAAGAAATAGAATAACAAAATCTGCAATGGAAAGTCAAGCAAAATCAGTTAGAATTCCTACGGGAAAAACATCAGCCGCTAATAGAGTATTTGAGTTTGTTGAAAATAGACTTGTTTCTAGTCCAGAAGTTCAAAAAGAGTTTGTAAGTGGCTTATTTACTTCAGAGGGTCAACAAATGCTTAAAACTATAGCTAGTAGTGAAAAAAAAGTTCAAGAACAAATAGTTGATAATTTTATAAAAAAAATTATTATAACAAGCTCAATAACGCAAACAATTAATCAATAATTATATGGCATTTAACGGAACTGGCACTTTTTTAAGATTATACAACTGGGTAACTGATAAAATAAACTCAGTTCCAATTACAGCTTCAAGAGTTGATGCTGAAATGGATGGAATGGCAACAGGATTATCAAATTGCATAACTAAAGATGGACAAACTACAATAACAGCCAATATCCCTTTTAACAGTAATAAAATCACGGGTTTAGGCAATGCAACAGCAAGAACTGATGCTATTAATGTTGGTCAAGTTCAAGATAACCAATTTTCTTATTGGGGAACTACCTCTGGAAGTGCCGATGCTTATACATTAACACCATCGCCATCAATAACTGCTTATGCAACAACCCAACAATTCACAGCAAAAATAAATGCAACAAATACAACAACAACTCCTTATTTACAAATAAGTGCTATTGCAAACCCAACAACAACTGCAGTAATTAAAAAATTAAGTGCAACTAAAACCGAAATTGCTGTTGAAGCAAGCGATCTTTTAATTAATGGCATTTATGATTTTCAAAGAAATTCTGCTAATGATGCTTGGATTGTTTTAAATCCTGAAAAAGCATTTTTTAATGCAACTAATTTAACCAAAGCCACCTCCACCGCCCAAGGCATTAATTATTTGTCAAACCCGACTAATTTACCATCAATCACAATAAATTCTGGAGCACCAAATACTACCCTTGATATATCCGCAGGCGTGATCAATTACGATGACAGATCAGGTCAATTTGTTGTTTCTGCAATGTCAAAAATAATTCAATCAACTGGATCTTGGACAGCTGGAACTGGACAAAATGGCTTAGACACTGGAGCAAGAGCAAACTCGACTTGGTATCAAGTTTTTATTATTAAAAAAACTAGCGATGGCACAAGCGATATATTATTTTCAACATCTCGCACTTCTCCAACTTTACCGATTGGATATACTTTAGTCGCTTGGCTTGGTGCTCAAAGAACAAATGCAAGTGGAAATATTGATGCAAAACATTTTGCAAAAAAAACAAATTTTGGGCAAATTACGCAAATTTTGACTGGTGAAGTTGCAACTGGAACAACATCTATTTCAATGAGCGATAATATACCCGATAATGCAAAAGGGAATCAATTTATGGAATTGCAAATAATACCTTTAGCTTCAACATCAAGATTAGAAATTGAGACAATTGGGCATTTAGTAAATAATGGAGGGTCAACAACGATTGTGGGTTTTTTATGCAGAGACGCAATCGCAAACGCACTAGCAAGTTCTAATTATACTCAAGCCGCAGCTGGTTATGAAGGTTTTTTAAATTTTAAATATAGTGAAATTTCAGGGACTACGAGTGCGACTACATATAAATTTAGGGCTGGAACTGGATCTGGGACTACAACTTTCAACGGTGATTCTGGAAACAGACAATTTGGCGGAACATACGCATCTTCAATAACAATCAAGGAATATATATGAACGGACAAATAATAATTAAAGCTATTCAAAAACTATATCCAGAAATAAAAGGCGGTTATACTATTTGGCAAGACCGAGCAAATTTTGATGAAATGCTTGTTTGGGAATCACAAGAATACCCAAAACCAACTTGGGAGCAAATCGAGCCTTTACTTCCTGAGATAGAATTAGAGGAAGCTAAAGAAGCTAAAAAAAATACATTACTCGAAAATTATAATGTAGAAATTGCAAAACCTCACCCAATTGCGAAAGCTCCTAAGTTAGATAAATTAAATAAACCAATTGATTTCACTGATGCAGAATTTAGAATATCAAACCCCGATATTCTAAAGCAAGAAACTACTATAGTTTTTGGCGGATTGTTTTTATCCATTCTAAAATATTTAGAATTGTTAAATCCAAAGCACGCAGAAATGATGACTCAAGCACTAAATTCTTCCATTCCAATTCCATACTCAACCAAGAATAAAAAGGGTGAAGAAGTTAAAATTGCTTTAACAGGAATAGAAAATTTTGACATTTTCAAACATTTATTTGTTAGAATTTCGGACAAAAGTTCTCAATTGGATTTAATCAAAAATCAAATTGAAAATGCCAAAACTCTTGAGCAATTAGAAAAAATTAATGTTAATTTTTAAAATGAAAAAAAATTTAGATATTTTAAAAAAATTTAAAAACTTACAAGAAAAAATAAATAATTTAGATAAAAATAAAATTTATTTAGTTTATTTTGATTATTCTATTTGTTTTAAAAATCTTTATCATAGCCCTTTAATGCTATCAACAAAATTTCTTTCTTTCTTGACTGGAAAAAAAGATATTGATCATATCTGCCACATTTCTAGATTTGTTTTTGATAATGAGGCGGGAAATTTTGAAGCAAAAGTATTTGAGGCGGGAATGGAAAGAGGAATGGAAGAAAATACTTTAATGGATAAATTAGAACACTTTAAAGGAAAAGTATATATTGAAGAATTAACAAATGTTGATAAAGTAAAAGCCAAAGCATTTGAAAGTAAATATTTGGGTGTTGAATATTCAAAAACTAATGCCTTATTTTCTGGAATTAATTTGAATAAATTTTCAAAAAGAAAAGAATTATTTTGTAGTGCTTTGGTTGGTTTATTTTTGCAAGATCAAGGATATCTTTTAGATAATATTCAAGCTGGCAATCCCTACGAAATGACCCCTAGCGATATATTTGAAGCCGATTTAGGAAAAAAACAACTTTTTTATAATTCAAAATGAGTAAATTAAATTTGATTCAAAAATATAATAAATTAAGCTCATTCGTAAGAACATTTATTTTTATTGGTTTTTTTGGAGTTGTTGGACTAATATTATTAAATTATTATTTGAAAAATGTTTTATTTAAAAAACAACAAGAAGAAAACTTAAAGAATATTGAATCAAATCAAATTCAAACCATGAAGGAAATTATTAAAAATTGCCCCGAAAATTATTATTTAGGTTTTTTTAAAATAGTTGATGATCACTATGAAACGATTGATATTCTAAACTCCGAGGGATCTATAAGATTTAAAAATCCTAATTTATTTATAAAAAAAGAATTATCATT